CAGACGCCGGGCTACCAGTTCACGCTCCAGCAGGGCAACAAGGCGCTTGACAATGCGATGGCGGCAAAGGGTCTGAGCTTGTCCGGCGCGCAGTTGAAGGGCCTCGATGCCTATAACACGGGCCTCGCAAGTAACACGTTCCAGCAGCAGTACGAAAATGCCCTGAACAACTACAAGACGAACTACGGGCAAGCTGCAGACCAGTACAACCGGACGGCAAATCTCGTGAGCCTTGGTCAGAACGCAGCCGCTGGCGTGGGCAATGCCGGCCTACAGACTGCATCAAGCATCGGCAACAACATCACGAGCGGCGCGAATGCACTTGCTGCCGGCCAGATGGGTTCTGCAAACGCATTGAGTGGCGGCTTATCAGGGCTCGGGGGTGCGGGGATGCTGTATTCGATGTTAAAGGGGAATACGCCTGCGGCCAGCGGTGTTTATGTGCCCGAATCCAGTCTGCCGGCGCTGCAGATGCCGACGATGAACCAATTCAGCATGGGAGGCTGACATGCCGCTCGATCCATCGATCCCGCTGCAAGTACAGACGCCGAGCCCATTTGCGGCCCTACAGCAGCCGATCCAAACCGCCGCGACCCTCCAAGGGCTGCGGCAGAATCAAACGCGCCTGAACGCGAATCAGGCCATTTCTGACGCCTATCGGCAGTCGGTTGACCCGAACACGGGCGAGGTGGACTTCGGCAAGCTCCAGGCTCTCGCAAGCCAGAACGGTGCCGGCGCGTTCCTGCCCGAGTTCATGGGGCAAATCGCGACCCAACGCAACTCGCAACTCCAGTATGAGACCGGCCAGTTGGAGCAGGCTTTGAAGCAGCAGCAAGCGCTGCGCAGCACGGTTGGCTCCGTCGCCCTCGATCCGAACTTGGGCAAGACGGACATGTCGCAGCACATCGCACAGCAGATCGTCGGCTTAGTTCAGAGTGGCGTTCTTCCGCAGGCCATGGCCATTCGTGAACTGAAGAGCATCCCGGGTGATCCTGCATTGCAGGCTGCATGGGTACGCACTCACCTGATGAACTCCCTGAGCGGCGAAGCTAAGATCAAGGCTCTTATGCCGCAAGTTCAGGCGATCAACACGGGCGGCGCGACGAATGTAGTGGCTATCAACCCGATGACCGGCGAACCAACTGTGACCGGTACGATGCAAAACACCGTGTCGCCGGACACGCTCGTGCAAAACGTAGAAACGATTGATCCGGTCACGGGTCGGCGTTACGCCATCACCAAGGGACAGCAACTTGCCGGACAAGGTGGCTCAGGTGGCGCGCCGCAGGGTCAAGGCTACAACGGCCGATATCAGCAAGGCGGTGTTCCAGGTGGGATCCTGACGTCTCTCGGACCAAGCGAGCAATCCGCATTGACCTCACAAGGCACCACGTCCAATACGGCCGCTCAGGATCTACACAACGCTGCAGCTGATGTGCCGATGCGTCTGAACTTGCTCCAGCAGGCGCGTGACAGTCTCGCCGGCATCAACACCGGCCCAGGTTCTGACTGGCGGAACACGGCCAAATCGTTCTTCAATGCCCTGGCTCCGGACATGGCCAAGAAGATCGGATGGACCGGCGACGTGCAGAATTACGACGAGTTCAAGAAGATCCTCACGAACTACGCTTCATCGGTCTCGGGCTCGCTCGGTTCGGGCACGGATGCGCGCCTGAACGCGGCTATTACCGGCAATGCTAACCCGAACATCTCGAAGCTGGCGAACGAGGACATCCTCGCGAAGACGATGGCTGCCGAGAAGATGCGCGCGGCGCAGGACTACGCTTTCCAGAACTCGGGGCTGACGACGGACAAGTTCAACCAGTGGCAGTCCCAGTGGAACAAGGCCGTAAATCCTGATGCCTTCGTGTACGCATCGATGAGCCCGGAACAGCGCGCGGCGTACACCAAACGGGTGGGCACCACAAAGGCGGCGCAAACAAAGCGTGATCTGATCAACTTAACGCGTTCAGGCGTGATCGATATGGGGCAATGATGGCGAACTACGATGACATCATTGAAGCGGCGGCCCGACAGAACAACGTCGATCCGGGCCTGATTCGCGCCGTCATTCAGACCGAATCGAGCGGCAATCCGAAGGCTGTATCGAGCAAGGGCGCCGTGGGTCTCGGTCAGCTGATGCCGGCGACCGCAAAGTCACTGGGCGTTTCTGATCCGACCGACCCGAAGCAGGCCATCCCTGCGATTGCCGCGCTGCTGAACGAGAACCTGACGCGCTACGGCAACGTGCAGGACGCCTTGCGCGCGTATCACGGCGGCACGGACCAGAAAAACTGGGGGCCGTTGACGCAAGCTTACCCACAGAAGGTGCTTTCCAATATTGGAAGGGGCCAGCCTGCGGCTGTGCAAACGCTTCCAGGCATTCCTCAGCGCAGTCAGGGCGCAGATGCATTGAATCTGAGCGATGAGGAAATTCTCAACGCATTTCCAGAAGCAGGGCAGCAGCAGGCGAAGGGGCGCCAGGCGACAAGTCAGGGAACGTCGCCGGGGAGCCTTACAGATGAGCAGATCCTAGCCGCCTTCCCAGAAGCGTCAGGTGCCACTTCGCAAAGATCGGGGGCGCCTAAGCTGGTTGCCCAACAACAGCCGCAGCCTGGAGCGCTCAAATCCTTTTTCGCTGGCGTAGGCAAAGGTATCGGCTCTACCGTGCAAGGCGCCGAGCAGCTTATAGGCCACGGCCTGCAAGCGCTCAAAGATGTGGGACCGACGCCCAGCATGCTCGGGATTGCATCGACCTTGGGCGGCTTGATGTTTGGCGAGCGCCCCGAGACGTTCCTGCATAAAGCTGGAGCATCAATGGTCGCAGATGCAAACAAAGGCATCAGCAACTTGAACACGCAGATTGCCCCATATTCGCAGGCGCATCCAGTTGCCACTACTGCCGGCAATATTAGCGGCTCGGTCGCTGCAACTTTGCCGCTGACGATGGCCGCTCCAATCGCAAATACCTACCGCGGAGCCGCAGGAATTGGTGCGCTTACAGGAGGCGCGTCAGGGGCCGCTACCCCTGTTGAAGGTGGCAACGACTTCTGGGGTGACAAAGCCCAACAGGTCGGCCTCGGCGCGCTCACTGGCGGCGTGGCGTCGCCTGTGCTGCGCGGCTTGAGCCGCTTGATCTCACCACAGGTATCGCCTGACGTCAAAGCGCTGATGGATCGCGGCGTAACGCCGACGCCGGGACAGATCCTAGGCGGTGGCTTCGCGCGCACGGAAGAGAAGCTGTCGAGCGTTCCCTACCTCGGCGACATGATCAAGAACGCCCAGCAGCGAGCGGTCCAGCAGTTCAACGCCGCAGCATACAACGAAGCTCTCGCGCCGATCGGTGAGAAGTTCACAGGCAAAGTCGGGCAGGAAGGTATCGAGCAAGTCGCCAACAAGATCAGTGCTGCGTACAACGAAGTGCTGCCGAAGATGCAATTCAAGATCGACCCGCAGTTCCATGCGGACGTGATGAATCTGAGCTCGATGGCGCAAGGGCTGCCGAAGGCGCAGCAGGATCAATTTGTGAAGATCCTGAAAACGCAGATTTTCGATAAGCTCGGCCCGCAACAGAACATGGACGGTCAGACACTCAAAGGAGTGCAGAGCGAGCTCGCGAAAGCCGCCAAGGGGTATCTGGGCGACTCCTCGTATGACCAACGCCAGCTTGGCGCTGCGGTGAGCGCGTTAAAGGATGCGGTGGAAGGCAATCTAGCGCGCGTGAATTCGCCGGATCTTGTGCGGAAGTTAGCAAACGCCAATCAGGCATGGGCAAACTTCGCACGTATTCGGGCTGCGGGTGCATCACAAGGTGCGATGAACAATGAAGGCGTGTTCACGGCTGGTCAGCTGCAAAACGCTGTCCGAAGCGCCGATAAATCAGTCGGCAAGGGTGCTACGGCGACTGGCAACGCACTGATGCAGGATTTGTCGGGCGCAGGCCAACGTGTTCTCGGATCGAAGTACCCCGACAGCGGCACTGCGGGCCGTGGGTTGATGTCGCTGCTGGCTCCAGGCTCTATCGGGGCCGGTATGATGGCAGCACCGACCACCACGCTAATGACGCTTGGCGGTATCGGTGCGGGATCGCTACCATATACCCAGCTAGGCCAGCGGGCGGCCGCGAAGGTTCTTACATCGCGCCCACAGCTTGCCCAGCCGGTAGGCAAAGCGATATCCAAGCTCGGTCCTGTAGTCGTACCCGGCGCGCTTCCTGCGCTCCTCTCTGGCGGCCAGTAGGCAGCGGATTTCGTAGACAACGGACGTGCCAACAGCCGTCCCGATAGCGTGAATTAGTTGTTCGGTTTTCATAGGTAAGGCGATCCTTTAATCGTCGTTCTGTCGTTAAGCGGTCTCCCTAGGCAAGAGGCAAAGGCAATCCTTTTCTCTTGCTTAGGGCACGACATGACCGCCTTCCTTCTGCCAAACGCGAAGCAGCAATTTTTTGACACCAACGGCCGTCCACTCGCAGGCGGGAGTGTCTATTTTTACATACCCAACACCTCTACCTTCAAGAATACTTGGCAGGATGCGGGTGAGACTATCCTCAACACAAACCCTGTCGTCCTCGACTCGAACGGACAGGCGATCATCTACGGCGATGGTCAGTATCGGCAGGTCGTCTACGATGTCCACGGCAACCTCATTTGGGACAAGCTGACTGATTCTCCGGTGTCTAGCTCGGCATTGTCCAGCACTATCGGTGCCGGTGGCGCGGCCAACATCGGGTTCGACGGGAATACGCTCGCCCAGCAATTCGCGTCTCGCGTCAACCGAGTGGTGGATTCGATTGGTGCGCTCCGAGCCTTGAACAAGCTTGTCTACACGCGTGCCTACGTCTTCGGCTATTACGCCGCGGGAGATGGTGGTGGTGGTGCGTACTACATGGACGCGAACGACACGACCAGCTCCGACAACGGTGGCACGATCATCGTCGCGAACGACGGCGGACGCTGGAAGCTGCAGCCTGGTGGCCTTGTGAGCCCGCGTACCTTCGGCGCAAAGGGCGACGGCACGACTGACGACACCGATGCGCTGAATCGCTGGGCACTCTATCTGCTGGGCGGTAACGTTGCGGCGAACCAGCACATGGGCTACGGCTGCGCCGGCACGTACAAGGTCACAGGCGCCGGCTGGCAGATCGGCATTGGTGACTATATGCCGAACCTGATCACGGACGGCGCCGACCAGTTCTGCATCACTGGCACCGTGTCCCCACTCGTCACGATCTTCGCAACTGGCGGCTCGGGCCAACTTCCAACCGTCACATGGAGCGGTATCAGGCTGAATGGTGTGACCAACACTGGCACGAACGAAGGTGTGCGCGTAGCCGGCGCCTGCTTCTTTACGGGCCACGGCTGGCACTTCGACAATCTCGGCATCGGCATCCGCTACTACAACCTCGCTGCAGGCTCGTTCACGGAAGGCGTCGTTTTCGAGGACGCGCTTTTCAATCGGTCTGTTACCACGTGGGTGCGGTACTCGGTGGGTGCGGGCGACGGCTCGTTCCGCAATTCCGGCCTGCGCAATTTCAAGGGTAATCTGGGCGAGACTGCTGGCCCGGCGATCCTTATTGACAGCGGATGCGTGCCCTACTTCGCACCGATGAGCGGCACCATCTGGAACTACAACGCCGATGGCATTTTCATCCGCAACAATTCGACGCAGGTGCCACTCATCGGCGACATTGACACGGAAACGCAAGGCAGCAACACCAACAAGCTGACGCTGGCTGACAACGCTGGTACCGGACAAACGTTCCTGAAAGGTAGCGTGGGAGTCTGGAACTACGGATCACCCAACATCCACCTCGGCAAGCTGATCGAGAACGCCAACTACTTTAATGCGAACACTGGAGAGGGCCAGATGTTCCAGGCTGACGCTATGAGCGGTCAAATCGTGTCCACGGCTCTTGGTCAGCAATTCAAGGTCCCCATTGTCCCCGGCGTGACGAAACCATTCCAGCAATGGTCCGCCATCCTTACCGTCTGCGTGACTTACACGAACGGCTACTACTGGCAAGGCATGTATACCGTCTTGCCCGGTGCCACGGATGCGATTATCAACTGTAACGCTCTGCCTGGTGGTGGCCTTGTGAACAACACCGGCACGTTCGGGCCCGTGACGAATAGTCAAGGCAACGATGGAACGGCGTGGTTCGATAACGGCCTTCTCCCGGCGGGATCCAAGCTGTCCTACACGGTCAAGTACCAATACGGTCTCATACCGCAGTAATCCCCTTCTCAACCACGAAAGGCAAACATGAAACATCTGACCATGGCAACCGGAGCAGGCGGCGGCAAGCAACGACCGCCCGAAGAAAAGACCATCCCGACGAAAACCACGCCGACCAAGAAGACGAAGAAATGAACTCGTGGAGATCGCGCTGCGCGGCCGCATTGATGATCCTGCTGGCGACATACGCGCACGGCTGGGCAACAGCCGAGCTACCGAACGCCCCAGTGGACATGCTGCTGTTCCACGGAAGCGCCGCCCTCGTCGATCTCCTCCTGTTGTACGCCGCGCCGGCCGTTCTTCGTGGACGACTGTGCGCGGACTCGCAAAAGCTGCTGCTGGCGTCGATTGTCGGGAACTTCGCCGGCTGGTTGCTGTACATGGCCTACGTCTCGCCCATCTTCTACAACGTGTACATGGTGGCCCTGACGTATGCCCAACTGCTTCGACTGATAATCCCCGACCGCCATGCTGATCCTCTTGGGCTCGATCTGGTTTGCCATCCTGATCATCTCGGCGGCAGCCACCATCATTGAAAGACAGAACCATGCACGAACCAGAAACCGTCCGATCCGCGATCGAAGCCGCGGCAAGTAATCCGAAGGTGGCCACCATCGTGGCGGCCAGTACGACCGCTATCGGCGCTGCTACGAAGCTTGAGGCCCTGCAGGGATGGCTATCCGTCGTCTCAATGGGCGTCGGCATCGCCACCGCCCTCGTGGTGCTAGGCATTCAACTGATCCGGCTAGAGAAAGCGTGGCGCGAACGTGCGCAGCCAGGAAAGGATGACCAATGAGCCTTCTTGACCACCTCCGCGCCGCTCGCAAGTCCTTCACCATGTGGCTTAATGGCGTCTTGTTGATCGTATATCCATTCGCCGACTCGATCATCTCGGGCATCCATGACCACCTGCCAGAACTCGCCCCGTACCTGCCAGCGAACGTGTTCCAAGCCGTAGGGCTGGCCCTTGTCATCTACAACATCGTGCATGGTGCTCATGCGGCTGCGAAAGCGGCGAAGGCGGCACAATGACGCCGGCCGACATGAAACCATCCGGGGCCTGCCGCGCGCTCGTGCGCCAGTTCGAAGGATGCCGACTGCAGGCATACCTAGATTCGGCTGGCGTCCCGACCATCGGCGTCGGCCACACTCGCGGCGTGAAGATGGGCGACCGCTGCTCTCAAGCTCAGGCCGATCTCTGGCTCACGCAGGATTTGGAGGACGCAGGAGCGGCCGTTGCGTCGCTCGTCAAGGTGCCGTTGACACAGGGTCAGTTCGATGCACTGACGTCGTTCGTGTTCAACTTCGGCGCCAAGAAGTTCGGTACGTCTACGTTGCTAAGGCTGCTCAACAAGGGGGACTACAAAGGCGCAGCTGGACAGTTCAAGCTCTGGATTCACGCCGACAACAAGGTCGAGCCAGGTCTCGTGAAGCGCCGAGCAGCCGAAGAGCAGCTTTTTCTCAACGATGTGCGGGTGACGCCATGACCGCGCTCGAGCGTCTCGCCATCGCCGCCTTCACGCTCGTGGCTATCCTGCTTGGCGCCGTCTTCGGCATGAAGCACTACGGTACCGAACGATACGACGAAGGCTATGCGGCTGCCGTCGCTGCTGGCAAAGCACAACACGACCGTGACGCCGCTGCTGCACTCAAAACCGAATCCGACCTGCGCGCCAAGTTGGCTACGCGGGACGCAGACGCCCAACGAAAGGAACAAGAACATGCTCAAGAACTCGCTGATGCTCAGCGCCGTGTGCGCGCTGGCGTTGATCGGCTGCGCTGCCCAGCCAGTCCCGTACAGCCCTCCGCCGCGGCCCCAGATCGACCCGTTGCCGCCGGATCTGCAGTTGACGGAGGAGGACCGGAAATTGTGCCGGAGGATGCTGCAGAGATTCTCGGCGACGGAGCGGCAGTTGCAAGCCTCGTGTCACGATACGAACGTGTGGTCGAGCGCTTCGAAGAGTGCCGGGCAGTGAATGCGAAGTGAGGTTGTGGTGGACGGTGCTGTGTTCTCCGGCATTCCATCGCATGAGTTTGCACCTCATGGTCAGGACGGGACACTCATAGCCCCTATCAGGGTTGCGCCGCCTTGCGAGCGGCTTCCCTGGGCGCGTCAGCCCGCGCATTCACCACACGACTGCTGACTGCCTGAGCTTTTGGGGCGCCAGTGGTACTCAGTAAGGCGATCCAATCAGCATGCGTGTGGTGCCGGACTTTCACCGGCATGCCGTTTATCCCGAAGTTACGCGGTCACACTGCAAAGCCCGATGCTTTCGCAGAGCGGGTACGCGTCCATTATATACCCCAATTCAGCAGCCTCGGCATGAGATATTTTGCTCCGCAAACGCCAGATTCCGCGAAAACTGAGGGGCATGTAAAAGGCTCAGTTCGTTAACTTTGCGGAGCGGATTTCACGCTAAAACCCGCATGGTTGACGCATTTCTATATGAGCTTAGAAGGCTGATGCTCTATCCAACTGAGCTATGGGCAGGGTGTTGATTTATAAAGGTTTTCAGCGATTTCTAAAACTTGCTGCGCTCCGCAAGTAGTAGCTTGCTCCGCAAATCACCTCACCGGAGTCACGATTTTACCACGGCGTAAGTAGTGTTTTCGAGTGGTCTTGACGCTATCGTGGCCCAGCAGATCGCTGGCAGCCTGCTCGCCTCGTTTGATTGAGGTGTCGTCCGCTGCCTTCGCCCGCAGGTCGTAAAACCAGAATTCCTTGATGGCATCGGCAAGTTCTGGATGCTTCTCGGCTGCCGCTGCTTTTGCCGCGGTGAACTGGTCTCGCAGGATCTGCTTCGTCATCGGCTGGCCGTCCCGAACCATCAGAATCTGTGCATGGACAGTCTTATGGTTGGCCTTCCGCGCCTTTATGCGCTCGATCAGGTCGGCCAACTCTCCGACTATGGCAATCCGCAGGCGCTTGCCTGTCTTGCCCTGTGCAACCGCCAATGTCCCGTCTTCAATGTCGTCCATGCGTGCCTTAAGGGCGTCGCCCGGCCGTTGTCCGGTCAGGTATGAGAAATCCATAGCTTCCTGCAGTGCTTCGCTAGCATGGGATCGCACGGCGGCGTACACCTCATCTGTGATGTACACCTCCCGCTTCTTGAGAGAGTGTCCATCGACTCCTCGGCACGGATTTTCCGCATCAGTGTACCCCCATCGACGAGCGCGGTTCCAGAGGGCCGAGAACAGCCGCTTACAGCGATTCGCCGTGGTCGGTTTGTCCTTGTGCTTCTTCAGGAAATCATCGATTGTGATAGGCTTGATCTGGCTGAGAGAAAATTCAGCGAATTCGGCCTGCAGGTGCTTCATATCGGACTTGTGCGTGGCCTGGGTACTGGTAGCCAGCGTTGGCAGCACTTCAGCAACATATTTAACGATCACGTCGCCAAATGTCGGCTCGGCTGTCTTTTCGATCTGGTTCAGCTCGGCATACCGGCGCAACGCCATGAAATAGTCATCGCCAAGAGGGATTTCTTTGCGAGGCTTTGCCCCGGTATCGAAGTAGTAATAGACCCTCCCACTGCGCTGCACACGTTTGCGCATGTGCTTCGGCAGGTTCATATGTTTTGTTGATTTGCGTCCCATTTTCTTACAGTATTCGTGCGACAGGCTTTGGCTCGGCAACCATCTGTTTGCGCCCTTCGATCGCAGCAGATGGCACTACCGGCTTGCCTGCTGCATTCACGTGGAACGGCAAGCCCATACGGCGCAGAGCTTCTATCTGCTTCGACTTGATCTTACGGCCGGTCAGTTCGGCCAGTTCATCCGGCGTCAAAAACATAGCCATCTTCATCTCCCATTCCTTCCTACTGCCGACAGAACCGCGACGGTTAGAACTCCTGCTGCGAAATGTGTCACAGCAGCCCACAACGGCCAGCGGTCATACATGAATGTCCCACCGATCATGAGTCCGCACCACAGACACAAAGCAAATCCATTGATCACACGAAAGAACTCTCGCCAATCGAAATTCATGCCTTCTCCTCCGCGTGTTTCTTTAAAGTCGAAGAAGGCCACGGGCACTTGCTCAACGAGTGATCCCCACCGCAGCGAGTGCACTGCGGCACGGTCCAGATGTCCCACATCAGGCGCATCAGTGTCACGATCCACATGCGTCCTCCGGCGTCGGAGAGGCGTCGATCATCGCTTGCCAGCACTGTTCGGCGTCGCGCCGGGTTGCCTGATCGTCCCCTTTCATCCAGAGCAAGCGAACGCCAGCCATGCACATATCCTCTGTCGGCTCGATCGGCACAAGCTTCCACCCATCCGGTGCACCAGCCAGTCGAGCGCCCCATGCGTCGATGTGGGCGATGAGGGCGTCGTATGCGGCTGGCGCCTTCAGGATGTCGGCGTTTCTCCAGGCATTCATCAGGTTCGCGAACTCTAAGGTTCGAATGCTCTGCGGTTTCAGTTCATCAGACATTGATCTGCTCCTCATCGTCAGGTTTCCCATCGCCGCAGTGGGGGCACCAGTACGTGCCGTGTCCAGGTTCATCGGGATCTTCCTTGAAGTTGTCGGGCCACTCTTCGCGCGGCAGCACGATGCTTTGCCCGATGGTCGCGCCAGGGATCTTGTAAAAGCAGGTATGCGGAGCGACGCCATACGAGGGGAAACACGGCAGCCCATCTGGATCAGTGCAGAATTCGCAGCTCATTCTTGCTCTCCTTTCTCTTCTTTCTGTTCGCTGGACAGCGGCGGTGCGGCGTAGAGGGCGCGCAGTTCCGCGATCTCGGCATCACGAGCTTTGGCTTGGCACTTCGGGCAATAATGGATGCCCCCGTACCATTCGTCGCCGCATCGAGGACCTCCTCCATGATGGCCGCCTTCAACAGCACCACACCCTGTCACGCGCTCCTGCCACGTCTTCACGCCCTGCGCAGCTTGTGGCGGCATGTCGTCCGAAGGAATATGCACTTTCTGCATAGTGCTTTGATGGAGGGCGGCTGCTACTGCGTCACGGGCGTATTGGCGCATCTGGTCGGTGGTGAACAGCGGGCCGGATTCAAGAACCGGCGCGACCTGCAAGAAGTCTGCCGTGTCGCTTTCCTCGCTGCAAACGAACTCGACGGCGCCCTCGGGCAGTTCCGGCAGTCCGTCCTCACCTATGGATGCGGACGGAGTGCGGCGGTTCCATGCTGCAGCAGCGCTCGCTTTTGCCTTCGCGGCGCCTTCGCTGGAGTAATCATCATCGAATGCCGTCGTCGTGACGCCGCATTTCGTGCAGCACACGCCGTATTTGGCGGGGTAATAACCCCACGATCCGGGCGTGTGCTTCATCTCGGCTGGGGCGCCGTCAAACGGGCACGGTTGCAGTTCCGGCTCGCGTTCGGCATCGATGTTCTCAGCCATTGGTGATCTCTCCGTTGATTTCTGCAATAGCACAACGTGCCACATACTCTTTCGCTGTAAGCTGGTTTGCGCTGCATCCGTACTCGCACGCCAGCATGTCGGTCTTGTTGACCCACACTCCGTTTTCCATAATGGAGCCGTGGCCACATGGGCTGTAATACGCCTGCCCGCAGTTACATATGGGTCGGCCATTTGCGTACCGCTTGATAAGGGTTTCCCACGCGGTCATGATTGCTCGCCTCCCTTACGGCTGGCTGCAATTGCGGCGTCGATGGTCTCGTCGATCTCTTTCTTACTCGCCGACCAGTCAACGGTGATGCGGTAGCCCTCACTGCACGCGAACTGATACCGCTCCGCATCCTTCGCGTCTGCTGCGCTGGTGGCGGGGGATTGGTCGGCCAACTTATCTGCCAGCAGGTCGATGTAGCGCACCAATTCGCTAATTTCTGCCGCTTGCTCGATCAGCAGTTCGCCGGCACGACGCACGTATACATCGCCGTCGTCGGCCTGATAGCCCTCGGCATAGATGTCGGCGTCCCTGTCGGCGCCGCCGCCTTCGCACATACCCCACAGGATCTGGGCCAGCTTATGCGCTTCGCCCGCATTGGCAGCGTCAGCTTTCCCCGTCGCGTCGGAAGGCGATACAGCGTAGTTCCAGAACATCGCGCGCAGCGACTCAATGCAGTTCGCAGCTTGGATGAGTACTGAGGCATCCACCGCCTTGACTGGGTGAAAAACATCATTCGTTGCAAGCCTTCGCAAGCGCTTAGCAATGTCATCGAACTTCGCTGACTCGGCTTGGTCGATGCCTGCCGGTGCGGTGCTCGTGTTCTTCGTGTCGGTCATGGTGATCGCCTCAGTCTTCCAAAACAGTTCGTATTCGAGGGCATGCACTTGGTTCTTGAGTGCTGCGTTTTCGTGGGCCTTTGCCGCCAGTTCCTTCGCGAGCTCCTTTGGCGTGCGTTCCTTCAGGAGCCAGTCGGCGAGGCTCACGCTTCGCTCCCACGTTGGCCGTTCTCATTGCTGGCGGCCGGACCTTTGGCACGCACGCGGAAGTGTCCCGCTTTTGTTTTCTCGTTGTTGGCGTGTTCCTCGTTACAGAACAGAAGTGCGCGTCCGTAGCGCATGTCCATGACGCCATACATGCCAGCGTCGTTTGCCCAGCCCGCAAGCTCGAACGCAAATTGCGGCACGTGTGGCAGAGTGACTTCCTTCTTTTCGCCGCAATGCCAGCAAACGAGATTTGCGATGATGCTCATTCGGTTTCTCCTTCCTTGCTGGCGGCCGGGGCTTCGGCCTTGATCGCGCGCTCCAACATGTCAGTGATCAGGATGAATGCCGCCTCCGCCTGTGCGGGCGTGCTGTAGTGCAGAGTGAAGCGGCCTTCCAGATCGTCTGGTCCGCTCGCGAAGAAGCCGCTTTCGTAGCCTTCGCTCAGCTTTGCTAGCGCCTCGTTGCGCGCCTCTTCGCTGTACGAGAGGCGAACCTCGCGCTCGATGGCACGTGCGAATTTCAGCCAGCCTGGAGGCAATCTAGTCGGGACCTCGTACGTGATCGATGTCAGGGCCGAGAGAATCTGCTCGTCGGTCAGTTCGGCCTGCGCATGTACTGCTGGCACGGCATCGTCAGACGGCAGCACCTTCGCAATCATCTTCAGCGTGCCAGCGACTACGTACTGCTGCGGGTCGGTGTTAGGGATTGCTGCCACTGCTCCGTCAGTGCACATGTAGGCAAGCCACGCTTCAGCAGCATTTGTCACGTTCTGAACGAGCTTCTTGCGCATCTCGTTGAATTCTTTTTCGCTCATGCTCTTCTTTCGTTAGATGATTTTTGCTTCAATGCGCCGGGTAGCTTCAAGTGTTTGCCATGCTGAGAACTTCGCCTGCGCTGCGGTGATCAGCCAGCGCAAGGACTCCTCTTTCTCGACGGCAGCCTTCAGACCATCCAGCACTTCCAGATACTCCGGATGCGCGTATGCCTCTCGTTCCTGCGCGACGGCCGACTTGTGACCATCGATCTCGGCTTGCCGCATTAGGAGCGCCTTCTTCGATTTCCGAAATTCTTCCAAGTGAACGCGGTCAGCCTTGGCCTGCGCATATTCGGATGCGTGATCTCGAATGAAATCGAGCACCTTAAAGACGTCGATCTTGACGTCCTGTGTCATGGCCGCTTGCCCCATGCCGGCTGTCGCAGGGCCGCACGCTGCTTCGCCAGTTCTTCGATCTCGGCCACGCACGCGTCCATCAGCGTGAGAGTGTTGCGGCATCCTTCCAGCAAATCCTCGACTCTCTCTGGCACGTCGTCGCTATCCGGCTGCATCCGGCGAAGAATCTGGGCTGCAGAGGCACCAAGTTGACCGCACAGCTTCGACAGGGCGAGCTTGGCATCCTCATGGGCGCCACGAACTGTCGAATAGCGGCCACGTGCGATCATGAGTTCATCGTCGGTCAGGTCGATCATGCTTGCTCCGCGAGTTGTTGGTTGAGCTGTGCCTTGCGCTCGCTGGCGTGCTTCTGGAGCGCTTCTTTGCTGGCCGGGTACATGGCCACTGCTGCTTTCAGGTGCTCGCCGATCTCTTTGATCGTAGCGGCACCCTTGATGGCGTTGACAGCATTCGCAAGGCCAACGCTGTCAGGCTGCGCGCGCACTTCGTGAACCTCGGCATCTGCATCGATGCTGGTTTCCTCGGTCGGGATGCAGAAGGCTTGGAATGCTGCGTACTTGTATGCTGCGCTCATCGCCTTGTTCGTGGCTTTGTCGCCGCTATCCATCGCTTCGCCGAACGTGGACACAGTGTGCTTGCTGCCATCTTCAGCGCTCACCAGATCGAACTCGGCTTGCACCGTCACGTAGAACAGCGCGTTGCCCTTGGCGTTCGTGCGCTCAACGCATTCGCGCTTGATGCAACGAGGCAGAACGCACAGCTTGTGCTTGGCCAGTAACGGAGCCAGAGCGTTGTACACAGCGTCGATGCCGCGGAAGTTGAAGCCCTGCGCCTGGTTTCGGCTGTCTTTGGAGATACCGCGTGCAGCCAGTTCGGCGGCGACTTCTGCGATTGCTTGGTAAACTTTCATGGTGTCCTCAGAATGGGATCAGGTCATCGTCCAAGTGGTGATCAGTGCTCGCCTCGTACTGCGGAACATGTTCGTCGTGCCAGTGAAGCATTTCCTCTGCTTGCTCGTCCTCGGTCATGCCATCAATGTACGCATCCCTCAGATTGCGCTTGGCATGGGCTGCTTGGCTGTATTTGCGTTTCAACTCGGTCTCCAGATAGCGGTTTGGTCAGCGTCATCCAGCTCCTGCACTTCCGCTACGATGAACAGGAATGCAGCGAGGAATACGAGGGCTTGGGCTATGTTTCGAATCATGGCTCGTCTTTCGGCGGCTTCATGCCCTTGATGTTTCCGAGCTTGTCTTGCGCACGTTGAAGCATCCGCCTGGCTTTGGTCAGTTCGTTTTCAGCCTTAGCAAGCAGATAGCTTTTGGCCGCTTCCCATGTATCGTGATACTGCGCAAATTCAGAGTTCTTAGCTTCGCGACGCTCACCCTTTTCGTCCTTGGACCAGACTCTGCTGTTTCTGGCCAAATAGACTGATGCTTCGGTCTCTCGTAAAACTTCCACTCGTTCAATCTTGTTGTCGCCCCAGCCAGTCTTATATTTCACGATGCTCACGGCAAAATTCCTTCCATAATTCCAGCAATCAAGATCACCACGCCCAGCCCAGTCATGCCGAACCAAGGCCGCGCATCAGTCCATTCCATCCCGTCCAGCAGTAAGCAGTCCATTAGGCTGCGGCGCGCGATGCGGGCGGCGATCATGGTTGCACCTCGACAGGCTCGATCAGGTCGAATTCAGACTCCTCGCCATGGAACCAGTACGAGCCAGTAGGGCTGAAAATAGACGCGCGGTCGCCCCAATACGCGATGATGTTGTCGCTACCAGCAGCCGACGCATAGACTGTGGCTACATCGCCGCCACGCATGCGCCAAGTGCTGCCAGGCTCAAAGGTCAAATTGTTCTCGGATGCCATCGCTGCTGCTCCTGTTCTGTCCGGCGCCGCCGGCGGTTGGTTTATTGGTGCCGGTTACGCTCTCCGGCGCCGCGCAGGTACTACAAGGCTTGGGTTTCGCCTCCCTGTCGGCCGTTTTGCCTTCGTTGCGGTTCAACTGAACGGACCGAACTCTCCGCTGTGGTGGCCGGTGCTGATCTCCGGCTTATCTGGTCCATCCGTTACGGCCCCTTCTGCTCATTTGGGGTATGGCTTCACCCACTATTGCCAGCATCACGATCGCATCAGCCTGCGAATTCACCACAGAACAAGGGGCTGGATTCGAACCAGCGACCTCCTGTAACATCGACCACCTGTTTTCACCCGGGCAGATCGCCAATGTCAGGCGCCCTACCTCTGGGCTACCCTTGCTCTGTAGGGGCTCCTTACGGGAGCCAATCGGCGGCACTAACTTTCTCCGCCCGCCACAACAGTTATCGATTGCTGCTCGTGTGGTAGCCGGTGCTGAATTTCCGGCATACGGATCCTTATCCGCTTGTTCCCGTCCCTGACTACCCACCGTTTGGAACCGTGGTCCGCCAGTTGGCGCATCAGCCTGCGCATTCACCACATGACGAGCACCTGTCCGGGCGTCCCCTTTAAGACAGGCCGCGACCAAGTGCCGCGTTCCTAGGATTGCTCGTCATGTGATGACTGGCTTACGACCAGTCAGGCGAGCTATTCCCGTAATTCGCGCCGTAGTCTTTCGGCGTTGCAGCGGTTTGATGCATCCATGTGTCGATGCTTATTCGTGGCCAACACATGGCGCACATCACGGGCTTTTCCCCTCGCGCTACCGAAGGATTGAAAGGTGCAACGCGCCACATTTGTTCAGTGCCGTTCTGTTCTCGGCCGTCAGGGCATTTCAGATCCCGCTGCGTCGATTTCCTGACCCGACATCAGGGCAAGCCTTGCGTTGTACGTCGGTGCAAGGCGATCCGTTAGCCGTATTACTTACCCCGGCTCCGGGCGATTAGGTGCAGGCTCTTCCCCTGCTTGGCGATGCTCACCTGAGTCATCGCGTTGCCCGCGCTGCCACTTGGCTGCGGGCCGGCGGCCGACCAGGCGTTAGTTCATATATGCACTATGGGATTTGCTGTAACTTCGCATATCGCCTCCTGTCAGTAGTTGAGTCCTCGTTCATCGCTTGGGACCATCGCGCAAAAACTTCAGTCGTGTTTACTACTCATCCTTTGCATGAGGGCTCTGTGAATTTCAGTCCCATTGCTCCTGTACGGGATATCAAACTGCGCCTCCCACTCTCGACGCCTGCGGTCGTCCTCCATCGCATACGCAACCGTGTACGCATCGCCTTCGTCGTCCTCGCGCCGCTGACGTGCGCTGTAGCCGAAGTCGTCGTAGTGGCGAGACATCAGAAGCAGCCCAGCAGGAACAGAACGCCGACGATGATCACGGCAACTGAGAAGACAGTTATGCCGTCTACGATCAGGTCGTGTGCGGTGTAGCGGTTGTGTTCCATGGTCAGGCCTCCGACACACCTAGAGCTGCACGTGCTTCCTCGGGCCAGTAGGTGCTTTCGTTCCAATTCGGCGTTTCGCTTTCCATGCGAAAGCACGGGATTTCTTCGCCATCAATTTCAAGAACTGGAGTGGCCCACGTAGACGCAAGATATGTGTACGTGTTCTCTTTCGGAACCGGAATACCATCGCGCCAGATCGTGCCCGAGGTCCATTCCATGTCGCTCGACAGGCCGGCGACGGCCTCAGCCGGATTGCGCTCAGCAATGATCTGTGCGGCCTTGATCCAGTCGAAGACCATCCGCTCACGGAAGCGGTTCGCTTCGCCCATTGCAAATGCTGTCAGTGTGTCCATTCTGTTCTCCATGCCCTACTGGGCGGTAACTGCCCGCAGTAGCGGGCGCGGTTGATCAGTTCAGTACTCCGGGCGAGCAACGATAAGGAAGCCACCGTAGTAGCCGTTGTGCTCGTTGTGGCTTGCCATCGTGAGGACGCCTTTGCTCGTCTGTATTTCGAGGAACTGCACCTCGTGCTCACCGTACTTGTCGTAGATGCCGGGCGCGTCTTTGATCTCAGCGCCCAGAAGCTTCGAGCCGACGTAGTCACCCAGCTTGTCGTCGGTGCACATGTAGCGCTTCTCGCAGCACGACTGGCCGTTATCGAATAGCTTCATGCGCGAGCCGTCGTCGAACGTGAAATGCAGTGCATCGTCATCGCCGAGCGACAGTGCGGTGATCGTTTTGCCGACGGCGGCGGTGAAGGTCTCGACCGTTTCTGCGTTACCGCCAAGCTGGCCGAGCATGACTCCCATTCCTAGCATCTTCTGCTCCTATCGGTTCGCCCTTCCGGGCTTGGTTGCGATGTAGAGCTATATTAGCCCACGGCTAATTGGAGTGCAAGCGATATTTTCGCCAAAGGCTAATATTTTCGATGGCAAGCTGTTGCGCTTGAGATGCGATCAAGCTGTTTAGGCGGCACGCCCGAGCACCTGGACGCAAAAAAGCCGCGTCGTGCGCGGCATTGAAGGAGGGGGCTACGGGGATGGGATCAGTTCAAAGGATTCCCTAACTTGCTAAGCATCTCATCTATCGACTCAGACGGCTCTTTAGGCATCATCATCAGAATGTCATCCAGGCGACGATTGGTAGCCTCGGCATTCTCTACTAGTGACTGGCCGGCGCGATTAGCGGCATTGATACTCTGTTGCAATCTGTCAACAGAAGTGCGGAGTCCTCTCAGTTCCCAGAGTATGCAAAAAAGTACGGCACAAATGAGGTAAACAGGAAATTCTGTCATTTTACAAATTGGTTAGCTGTTAATAGAATCGTCCGACAATGCAATTGACCTAGCGCAAAATACTGTGCGGGTGTACAGTTGTTTGGTGCCAATTCTTGGCAGCCCATCCCCAAGAGATTTCAAAAGAGGCGCACAGAGACGGCGCCGTAACATAAGCCACCATGAGACTAAGTCTCACTAGGAGATGCCGATGCAGAACTTCCCAGAGATACGAGAGATGTACGCCCAAATGAATGATGTCGGCCGGTCATACCTTGTCGGGATGGCCCGCCAAATCCTACGCAGTTTCCCAAGGAAAGATGTGTCATCTCCTCATGCTGAGCAAGTCATCGATGTCCATGCTCTCAATAACAAGCCGAACTGCGTCGTCTATGAGTTCCCGTTGATCGGAGTTCGCCAGACGGTAGACCGCAAGAAGACGGATCTCCGTTGAGGCTTCCTCAAGAATCTTTCGTAGAGCCACTGTTTGGGTGGTCTCTACGAGAGACACCTCCTGATGTTCAACGTCCATCCATCCTTCCGGCAGCCCCAAAGTCTTCTCAATCTCTCTACATGATCCACTGCTGATCACTCGTGGCTTACCAGTCACGGAATGAGTAGAGGCGTTCAACCATTGGCTCACCTGGGACTGGCCCTTTTGTAGCCGATCAGCGAGCCCCTGCACTCCTCCAGATTCATCTCGTAGGCGTCGTAAGTTATCGCGCCGTACATCTTCGATTTTTTTCATTTTTGCATTAGACGCCACGTTGGCTAAATGTTGAATTCGCCAATGGCTAACAACATGCTTGCGTTGCCATTAGCCTTGGGCTAATATGGATGCATGAACCTGTCTACCTACCTTTCTCAGCAGCGAGGCCGAAAAGCAGCCTTGGCAAAAGCCATCGGCGTGCATGCCCCTGACATCAGTCGGTGGATCGCTGGCGTACGGCCGATTCCGTCCAAATACGGCGCAGCTATCGAGGCCGCCACCGGAGGCATCGTCACACGCAAAGACCTGTTCCCGAACGACTGGCGAAGCATCTGGCCCGAGCTGGAGCGTCGCCGTTCGCCTAAACCGCAGTAACCCCCTTTAGCACCAGAAGCACCAGAAGTCCAATCCTAGTAAACCCGCAACACCAAGGAGAAGCACCATGTTTTACAACCCTGAAGCCCGTTACGACACGATCGAGATTTGCGTGAACCCGCAGGAGAAGAGCGACGCTAAGGCGCACTGCAAAGCTCTCGGTATCGGCTTGTCCACGTGGTATCGCGGACTGGGAAATGCCGAGCTCCAGCGGCATGGTAAGTCGGCATCGCATCCGAAGGAATCCCGGCACTGCCCGGGTGTGGGGCGACCGGCAAACCGTGCTGGCGGCGCGAAGGGAGCAATGCGGAGGCATCTTTGATCTGCATGGCTTTCGCTTGCGAGGTCAGGAGACGCCAAAAAATAGCCCGGTCAAAAGCCGGAACCAAGAGGGAAAAGAACCTTGACAACTCAAACCGAAGAACCAGACGTGACGAAATTACTGTCGATGACTGACAACGTGGTGATCCGCGATCGCGAGTACGGAGCGGCTCGAAAAACGAGCGCCGAGAATCGCGAATACGGTCGGCTTCACAAGAGCATCACTGATCTGGCAAAAGTCGCGGCCAAGCTCCGCAAGGCCTGCGAGAAGGAGTCGTGATGGACGGACCAATTATCAAGCGCGAGACGATTCAAAAACTCGGCGCCGAAGCATACGACAAGGGCCGCGGCATCGACGACCACGGCATGAATCCTGGCTCCGCTGCTATCGCTGATTGGCGCTTGGGCTGGATCGAACGACGTGCCGAGGTCCGTGCTCAAGAGGCCCAAGCCACTGCAGAAATGGTGCTCGCTCTCGCAATCGCGATGGAGTGCCCGCCATGAGCAAGTCAAAAAAACCACGCAAGCAGTATCGCCCAAAGGGAACGTGCGACAACCCGCTCGGTATCTTCGGCGGCATGGGCGATACCCACCGCGACCATCTGCGTCGCATCCAGACGCTGAATCACCTTGCGATGGTCGAAATGGCGCAAGGCCGGGGCACCCGCGAGCAGTGGAACCGCATCGTCGGCGCCATCAACATCGCGAACGTCATGTGCGAAATGGGCATCGGCGACGAGTTCCGTCACGCTGTCCTGAAGGCTCGTGATGCCCTTTTGAACGTCGGCAAGCGTGCTGTCCTCAACGACGACCGCTTCATCTTTACCGGCGCCGAACTTACCTCCATCAACCTGGGCTTGGATTGCCATGATGCGCAGCTCGAGAACGTGCGCGCCATCGACGTCGATCGTGCCGCAGACGAGGTTATGCGCCGCGTACGAAACCGCATCAACAGCACGAGCGTGACACGTGAACTGCATCCGGAGGCCGCATGATTGCCTACGAAGCCATCGGCCCCAATGCTAACGGCGATTTCATCATCGCTTACCCGACGCCAGGCGCTCCTCATGTCATGACGGCGGCTGGCTGCGCGTCGAGCAAGGACGCAGCAGAGCGCGAATGCGCACGTCTGAACGAAGCCCAGGTTGTCGACAAGCGCGAAGCGTTGGTTCGCGACGCAAACATGATCGTCCGGGACAAGGAGCGCTGACGGTGGCAACTCCCCAGCTCGAGGACGGTCACGTCCGAATTGCAAACGAACTGCTCGAGGCGATTCTCGGCTTCGGCTTTTCGCAGCGCGAGCTGCTTGTACTGCTGACCATCATCCGCAAGACGTACGGCTTCAACAAGAAGGAGGATGACATGTCTGCCTCGCAGATCGGCGCCGTATGCGGCATGGCCCGTCAGCACGTCACGACGACCTTGAACGCGCTGGTGGCCCGCAATGTCATTGCGAAGCGTCCGGGCCAGTTCGGAATGATTATCGGCGTGCAGAAGGACCACTGCAAATGGGTGTCGATCGAGCAAATGAAAGGTGCAGCAGATAGTCCCAAATCGGGACTAGTCCAAGATCGGGACATGTCCCAAATCGGGACAGATGGTAGTCCCGAATCGGGACAGGTCGATAGTCCCAAATCGGGACACACAAAAGACAACCTTCCAAAAGACAACCACCAAAAGACAAATTCTTGCGCTCCGACGTCGGGCAGCGAGGCTGGAAGCGAAACCCTAGCAGACCGCAAAGGTCGGGCCATGATGGGCGAACGCTTTGAGCGCTTCTACGCTGCCTACCCTCGCAAGAAGTCTCGAGCAGCGGCCGAAAAGGCGTTTGCCAAGCTGAATCCGGACGATGACGCCCTCGAGCAAATGCTGACGGCTATTGCTCGCACTCTGGCATCTGGCGAGTGGGCCGACCCGAAGTTCATCCCCTACCCGGCTACCTGGCTGAACGCTGGTGGCTGGATGGACGAAGTGCAGACCGCTTACCAGCCCGAGGAGGTCGAGGTCATCGAGGCGTTCAACGGCGCCTTGGGTGAGCAGCTGGGCGTCGTCACCCTGACGCCGTTCATCGCCAACCGTGCTGCCGCCATCCGCGACTTCCGCACGTTCTCGAGCAAGCCGGGTTTCGTTGAGCGCTTCTTCCCTTGGGTGCGCGACAACGCCAAGTTTCCGCCTAGCGTCGGTTTTGATTGGGTCATCAGCCGCCATGGTTACGCCAACCTGACCAGCGGTCAACACAGCAGAAAAGCAGCATGAGCGAACAGAACTCCATCCCGCATTCGATCGAAGCCGAGCAAGCCGTCTTGGGCGCACTCCTGCGCTTCAACGACTGCATCGACAAGCTTGGCGACCTGCAGGCCAAGCACTTCTACCGAGAGGATCATCGCACGATCTATTCGCAGATCGTACGTCTGATCTCGCAGCACGAACCAGCCGACGTTATCACCGTCTACGGCGCTCTCGAGCAAATCGGCAAAGCCGAGGAAGTTGGCGGTCTGGCATACCTGAACTCGATGGCACAGAGCACGCCGTCCGCCGCCAATGTCGGCCAGTACGCTCGAGTCGTCTCCGACCGCGCCCTGCTCCGCGGCGTCATGTACGTAGCCGACTCGATCAATGCCCTGGCGCAGAACCCGAAGGGCAAGAATGCCGACGAAGTGCTCGATTCGATGCAGTCTCTGGTCAGCACATTGGCTGAGCGCCGTGTACGCAACGAACCGCGCATGGTGCGTGAAATCCTGCATGAAGTCATCGAAGGCATCGGTAAGCGCGCCGAGGGCCACCAGTACGCCATGCCGACCGGTATCGAGGGAATCGATCGTCTCCTCAACGGAGGAGCCAGGCCGGGCAATCTGATCATCGTTGCTGGGCGCCCCTCAATGGGCAAGACAGCGCTTACCTCCGACATGGGCCTGAATATGGCCGAGAACCTGAGTGTCCTGAACTTCAGTATGGAGATGGAGGGCAGAGAGATAGCCAGCCGGGCCTTGGCCAACCGTGGTCGCGTCGCGCTTGAAAAGATTATGGGCGAGATCCCCGGCAACGATGACAACGCGTGGTCTGGCGTCACGACAGGCACGATGAAGCTTAACGATCTTCGTTTCGCTATTGATGACACGGCCGCGATCTCGCTGCTCGAGCTGCGTATGAAGGCGAAAGCTTGGAAGAGAAAGCATGGACTCGACGTGATCATCGTGGATTACATCGGCCTTATGACTGGTGGAGAAGGCGATACGCGCTCTGCTCAAATCGGCTTCTTCTCTCGTGGGCTCAAGGCGCTCGCCAAGGAATTAGGCATTGCCGTGATCTGCCTGGCGCAGTTGAACCGGAACGTTGATGGACGCTCCGACCACAAACCGATGCTTTCCGACCTACGCGATTCTGGAGAGATCGAGCAAGACGCGGACGTCGTGATGTTCGTCCATCGCGCGGAGATGTACGACCCCGAGAACGAAGAGATCAAAGGCTATGCCGAGGTCTTGGTTCGGAAGAACCGTAGCGGCAGGCTCGGCGATGTACCGCTCAAGTTCGACGGCGCAATCTGCCGATTCAGTGACTGGAGAGGGAGCGTCCCAACCATCTCGAGCAAGGGTCGCAGCTCGAGATTCGATGGGTGATCAACATGAGCCGCCCTACCGCCCCCTGCGTCCTCTGCACCCACTTCCATCGCCACGCAGAAGCCCCACCAGCACACGGCTACTGCGAAGGCTACGAGAGGTTCAGGCGCCACGACGACACGAACGAGGCATGTCCTCTGTGGAATCGGGCGAAGGACGAACAGAGGCGTAGGGCTTGGGCAGAACAACAACCGAAGGAGAGAAATTGAATGAGCTGGCTCTTTTCGCAGGCGCTGGTGGAGGAATACTCGGAGGGCACCTCCTTGGATGGCGAACCGTCTGCGCAGTTGAACGTGACGCCTACGCAGCACAAGTTCTGGCGCAACGACAAAACGATAGATGCCTCCGACCTTTCCCGATTTGGTCTGACGTTACGACTTTTGACGGCCGCCCGTGGCGCGGAATTGTTGATGTCGTATCTGGCGGCTTTCCGTGCCAGGACATCAGCGCAGCAGGAACTGGCGTCGGGATCACCGGGAGGCGCAGCGGACTTTGGAGCCACCAGAAACGGATCATTCGCGAAGTACGACCACGCTTCGTCTACGTGGAGAACAGTCCAATGCTCACTTCTCGGGGACTCGGACGAGTTCTCGGAGACCTGGCCGAGATGGGGTTCTATGTCGAATGGGGTGTCGTATCTGCGGCCGATACCGGCGCTCCCCATCTGCGCGACCGAATCTGGATTATGGCCTACGCCGACGGTATGCGGGAATTACAACCGGAAAGGTGCCAGCAAGACCAGTGGCGATGGGCTGGCGACCGCGGTTCGTATGTGGCGAACTCCGAACGCATCGGATGCGGACAAGTGGAGCAAGCAGAGTCTGGAAGAACGAAAGGCGAAGGGGCAGCAGATCCGGTTAAACACTCAGGTTTCCCCAGACGGCTCCCAAGCTGGCCTTCTGAATCCGGACTGGATCGAGTGGCTGATGGGGTGGCCCACCGGGTGGACCGAATTAAAGCCCTTGGAAATGGACAAGTTCCAAGAGTGGCAGCAGCAGCATGGAGGATTTTAACGACATGACCCACCGCCAAATCATCCTAGAACGCCTAGCAGCCAAGTGTTTCACCATGCTCATGATGCGCTTAGGCGTGAAGCAGAAGTAGATACCAACCGCGCGAAGGCGCAGACAACGAAAGGAATGCAGACATGACCGAACAACAATTCGCCTACTGGCTCCAAGGCTTCGCTGAACTGAATCCGCAGCCGCCGACCGCCGAGCAATGGCAATCGATCCGCGAGCATCTGGCGACCGTCTTTAAAAAGGTTACGCCGGAAGTCCAGAATCGCCAGATGGCACTTGACTCAATCAAGAACAATGGTCTTCAAGATTATCTTGACCGTCAAAAGCAATCACAAAATCCATACGTTCCGAAAGCTCCGGATCAGCCGTACTACCTCGGCCAGCCCGGTGGAATTATCTGCTGACCTACCACCCCGCCCGGCCAGTACCGGGCGTACGACAACTACGGGAGAAACTGATAGATGGCAAGGAAACTGACGAAGTGGTTCCACGCAGACATGAAGCCAACACGAATTGGCGTTTATGAGACCAAAGACGGCGGAATGGAGGGAACAGGTTTTCAGTACTGGGATGGTAAAAGCTGGCAGTTCTGGGGCTATTCGGCTGAGGATGCATTTCTTTGCCGGAATAAAGGCAAGTCAATTTTCCAGAACGTCCAATGGCGCGGACTCGCCAGCGATCCGGAGAAGTCGGCATGACCATCCTCCAATCAATTCTCGCGGGCCTTGTCGTCATTGGCATCCTTCTTTACACCGGGCCTGCTTTCATAGATCGAGCAGGCAAAAAGACACATGAAAGCGCACTTAACCCGTGGCTTTACAAGGACCAAGTGACTGGCTGCGAATATCTCGCGAGCAGAAACGATAGCGCGCTCGCGCCCCGCATCGCTGCCGACGGCAAGACGCACATGGGCTGCGGGGTAAAGCCATGACGATCATGATCCCTACATGGCTGCTTTGGACACTTGGGCTCTGCATTGGCATCCCCGTTATTGTCGCCATCCTTTTCTTGGCGTGGCTTGGATGGGTAGCCATGCATTGGGCTGGGAGTCCATTCCGATGAATAGCTCATTCACCCGCACCACGACGCTCAAGCGAACGGGGATGAAGCGCAAGCCGCTCGGCCAGCGTGAGCCTGTGCTCAAGTCAACCAGCAAGCTCAAGTCGCGGAGCATCAAGGGTCGCGCTCCGACTGTAGCTGAGCGCGAGCGCATGGACAAGATCGCTGAAATCGGATGCATCGCCTGCTTCCACGAAGGTATCTACAACCCGCATGTCAGCTTGCATCACATCGACGGGCGCACGAAGCCGGACGCACACATGCTTGTGCTTCCTCTCTGCGCGCCGCACCATCAGCAAGACGACACCGATCCGCTGCAGCGCCCGAGCGTTCACGGCCGCAAGAAGACGTTCACTGCGCGCTACGGCACCGAGATGGAATTGCTGGCTGAATGCCTCGTACTGATTGGGGAGACGGCATGAGAGACAGTATGAGAATCCTCGCACTTGATCCCGGGCCGAAAGAAACGGGTTACTGCGTCTACGACAATGGCGACGTACTCGTGGCTGGTGTCATGGATAACCTTGAGATGTTGGACTATTTGCGAGTACGTTCCAGTCTGCACGCACTTGGATGCCGCCTTTGCATCGAAATGATCGCATCCTACGGCATGCCTGTTGGCCGCGAAGTGTTCGAAACCTGTGTCTGGATCGGGCGCTTCCAGCAGGCGTGGCATTCTCCCAGCGCGGTTGAACTGGTCTACCGCAAGGACGTGAAGCTTCATCTGTGCGGCACCACGAAGGCAAAAGACCCTAACGTGCGCCAAGCGCTGCTTGACCTTTTCCCGCCTACTGGTGGTGGCAAGACCCCACAAATCGGCACCAAGAAGCAGCCCGGCCCTCTGTATGGCGTTTCGAGTCACGCATGGCCTGCGTTGGGCGTCGCAATCACCGCAGCGGCCAAGCTGCGCGCGCTGAAGGAGAAAGCAAAGTGAACAGACTCCTAACGAAAGACGAAATGGACAAGGAATTTATGGCTCTCATTAAGAACGGAGCCAAAGATCTCGGCGTCCCTGAAATGGCCGTCGCAATCGTCTTTGGAGCGATGTGCGGTGCCCCCTTATCTGACGCTGATATGCAGTGGGCGGCTGACGAGATTTCGAAGGCAGCAAAGGAGAAAGCATGAAGCATTGTGTCGACTGCAAACATTACGACCTTGCGAATGGCGTTGGTTTCGAGAAATGCCGTGCGCCTCACAACAAGTTTACGGAGAACCCAATATCTGGCGAACGCAAGCAAATTTGGCCATATTGCGAAACGCATCGAGCCCTATCGTTCCCGTTCTACATATTCGCGAAGGTTTGCGGCAGTTCTGGGCGTTGGTTTGAGCCAAAGGAAACCACATGATCCCCGCCATCATCGTTCTAGCCATCTGGCTAGCCCTCTCTCCCTTCATTGGCTGGCTATGGGGCCGCTTCGTTCGCGTAGGGATGGTGGAGCTGCATAAGGAAGATAAGGAGACGCCGCCTTGATGTCGCCTATTCGAAAGCTTTTATTCCAATGGGCCGCTCACCGCATTGCATCGGCCAATAGTCTTCCTGCGGACGTTCAACGCGTTATCGAAGAAATAAATCGACTTGATCCAGAATCAGCTCAAGTGATCGAATTGGAATATTGCGATCCTCGGCCGCAGAAAACAAAGGCGGCAACGCTTCGCATGTCGCGGCAGATGTTTTCTGCCAAGCTAAGGTGGATCCACGATCATTTGGCATTCTTACTGTGGGGAAACTCAATGTCATGACAAATTAGTTCTCGCCTCCGTTTACATGGATCACTAACATTGAAGCTGTGGGCCATTGCGCCTTAATCAGTTTTAATCGGGGTGATCATGAGCGGTCTCGGTAAAGGTCAAGAAGGCAATCCCAAATACGCGGCCAACTGCGCCCGCGAATCGCGCGAAGCAAAAGCGGGCACTTTTCATGGCGGCACTCCGCCGAGCGGCCCACGTCCTGAACCGGTACGAATCAACGGCATCCGCGCACCGAAAGACCGTGGCCTGAGCAAGTAATCATGGTCGATTCCCGCCTTCTCATTACGCCGCTGATGATGGTTCAGGAACTGGCGGACGTTATGGGCGAGGATGGCCGCTATGCGGTCCGAAGAGCCTACAACATCATCGAAGATGGATTTCACGTTCTCTGGTTTCACGATGGCTTGATGGTGAACGTGAAGCCATCTTTTGGCACCCTTGATGCGTCCCTTCCAAGATCGCGTGCACTGTCTCTTGATGACTATTCCACAGAGTTCATTTCTCCTGTCGCCGCAAGGATGAAAAGCAGAGACGGCAAAAAGATCTCGTGGGACTACTTCGCCAATGGGCTCATGACGAAAGATTGCGACAAAGAATTCTTCGCGTATATGGACGTGAAACATGGCTGAACTCAAAGCAAAAGCCCGCAACAAGCTGCCGAAATCCGAATTCGGCATGCCTGGCGAGCGCAAATATCCGATGCCAGATAAGAGCCATGCGCGTAACGCGAAAGCTCGTGCAAGCCAAATGGAAAAGGCCGGAAAGCTTTCTGAGTCGTCCAAGGCAAAGATCGATGCGAAAGCGGATCGCGTGCTTGGTAAGGGCAAGAAGAAATGAGCCTTCTTACTCCTAGCCTGATTGCCAAGGAAAGATTCGAGCGCGAAAGAAAAGCGTTGGAAGCGCTCCGCGTTGCATATCAAGAGCAACGGCTTCACGTTCAGATTGCATATTCCGAATGGCAATGTATCGAGGAATGTTTCCGCAATGAAAGGGATGACGCCACAGGATTAATCCGGCGCGTACGTGTGGACAAAGACAGTCCGAGCTCCCTTGAATTAACTGAAAGCAATATTTAGCAATGCCATTCGCAAAAGGACAATCAGGCAATCCCGGTGGCCGTGCAAAACGCACGCAGGAGGAGCTTGACCTTATCGAAGCGTGCAAGAAACGCACGCCGCAGGCATTAGATGTAATCAGCCAGATCATGGAAAGCGGCGAGAACGAGCGTAATCGCTTGTCGGCCGCTGAATACATCATCGACCGCGCTTATGGCAAAGCGGTGCAGCAAACGGAATTGACTGGCAAAGGCGGCGAGCCTTTCACCATTCAGATTGTGCGGTTTGGCGATGGCAATCCAACTGCCTAATAACTGGAAGCCGCGCGATTACCAGATGGACGCATGGCGATATCTGGAGAATGGCGGCCGCCATTGTGAGGTGGTTTGGCATCGAAGAAGTGGGAAAGATGAATTGGGGTTGCATTGGACGGCAGTAGCGGCTTTCCAGAGGAAAGGAACCTACTGGTACATGCTGCCCCTCGCCTCGCAAGCCAAGAAAGCGATCTGGAACGCGGTGAACCCGCACACAGGCCGCAAGAGGATCGACGAGGCGTTTCCTGAAGCCATTCGGAAGCGGCAGAACGATCAGGAGATGTACATCGAATTCGTCAACGGGAGTACGTGGCAAGTGGTTGGCTCTGACAACTTCAACTCGCTGGTTGGTTCGCCGCCGATTGGCTTGGTCTATTCGGAATGGGCGCTGTCCAATCCTGCGGCCAAGGCATATCTGCGTCCGATCCTGGCTGAGAACGGAGGCTGGCAGATCTTCAACACAACACCTCGCGGCAAGAACCACGCATTCCGCACGCTCCAAGGTGCCAAGGAAGATCCGAGCGCATTCGCCCAAGTGCTGACCGCCAAGGACACGGGCGTGCTCACTGACGAGCAGTTAGACAAGCTGCTGGCCGAGTACATCACGGACTACGGCGAGACGCTCGGCACTGCGTACTTCGAACAGGAGTTCCTGTGCAGCTTCGAGACGCCTGTGATGGGCGCCGTGTACGCGAAGGAGCTGCGCGAGGCTGGATCGCGCATCCGCAACGTGCCATACGACCCGACCAAACCCGTCAGCATCTTCTGGGACTTGGGCCGGGCCGACAAGACGGCCATCTGGTTCTGCCAACTGGCGCCGTTCGAATACCGCGTCATCGACTACATGGAAGGAGTGGGAAAGCACATTGGCGAGTACATCGTCGATCTGCAGGCCAAGCGCTACGTCTATGGCGATTGCTGGCTGCCTCACGATGCTAACAACGAGCTGCTGGCCGCTGAACGCACCGTCGCACAACAGCTGCGTGCCGCTGGCTTCAAGACGCGCACCGTGCCCAAGACGTCAGTTGACACGCGCATCGAGGCTGCACGCCTCATCCTGCCGCTGTGCTACTTCGACGAGCGCAAGACGGAACTGGGCATGGACGCCCTGCGCAACTACCGCTATCGCGTGGACGAAGACACGAAGCAGTTCAGCAACGAGCCACTGCACGACTGGGCCTCGCACGCTGCCGACGCGTTTGGCTACATGGCCATCGCACTGAAGGAGCCGAAGAAAGAGACGCGCAACTTCCAGACGACGCCGCGTCGCCCGCTCAACCTTGGCCGCTCGATGGGCGGGAGCTGGATGTGACCATGCATATCGCACTCGATTACGACGGCACCTACACCGCAGATCCGAAGCTGTGGAGCGCATTTGTCGCGCTTGCGAAGGTACAAGGGCACCGTGTCTCCATTGTCACGATGCGCTACGACGGCGGGGCCGAGGTATTGGCGCCGTCGATCTGTGATCAGGTTGATGATGTCATCTACACCGGTCGCAAAGCCAAGGCTGAATATGTGAAGGCCCAAGGCGAGCACGTGGATGTCTGGATCGACGACAAGCCGCGCTTCATCCTTGAAGACGCATGGGTGGGGGACTGATGGCCGAACGCGCAAAAGACATCGTCGCCCGCGCTCACAAGCGCTTCAAGCTCTGCGTCGAATGGGAGCAGGACACGCGCCAGCGGTTCAAGGACGACATCCGCTTTCTGTACGCTGACTCCGACAATCAGGAGCAGTGGAACGCCGCGGTGCGTGCGCGTCGCCAGATCCAAGACCAGCCAATGGTCACGATCAACAAGACGCACACGCACTGGCTGCACGTCGTCAACGAGGGCAAGGAGAACAAGCCGTCCGTCGTCGTGCATCCGACCGGCGATGCAGCCACGTACGAAGCTGCGCAGATCATCGAGGGCATCGTCCGGCACATCGAGTACATCTCGGACGCGCAGACGGCCTATGACAAGGCGCGTGAGTTCCAAGTCGGTGGCGGCATCGGCTACTGGCGCATCGTCACGGACTACGCGGACGAGGACAGCTTCGACCAAGAGATTTACATCCGTCAGGTGCCCGATCCGCTGTCGGTCTATCTCGACCCGCACATCAAGAACGAGGACGGCTCTGACGCTCGCTTCGGCTTCGTGTTCGACGACATGCCGCGCGATAAGGCTGAGGCCAAGTTCGGCACGATCCTGAAGAACCAGACGTTCGGTGATGGTGCGCTGTCGTGGAATCGTCGTGACACCGTGCGCGTGGCTGAATACTACGAGGTCACTGAGTCCAAGGAGTGGCTGTACGCCATCGAAGGTGACAATGGCGTGGAGTACGTGCGCGAGTCGGACATCCCGCAGGAAGCGCGCGCGATGCTGAAGGCTGCCTATGACTCCGGTAATGCACAGCGCCGTCGCGTGGACAAGCGCATCGTCAAGCATTACCTGATCGTTGGCGACGAGATCGCCGAGTCCAGCACGTGGGCAGGCAAATACATCCCGATCATCCGCGTGCCGGGTGAAGAGGTCGTGATGGAGGGCCGCTTGGACCGCAAGGGCCTTGTGCGCTATCTGAAGGACGCTCAGCGCGCCTACAACTACAACGCATCTGCCGCGCTGGAGTTTGGTGCCCTGCAAAGCAAATCGCCGTACATGGCGCCTGTGGAGGCTATCGAGGGACTGGAGAACTACTGGGCCACGGCGAACACGCAGAACCATGCGTTCCTGCCGTATAACCACGCGGATGAACAGGGCAATCCGATCCCATCTCCGCAGCGTCAGGAGCCCCCGTCTACCGCCCCGGTGTACATGGACGGGATGCAGACGGCAGAGCGTGAACTGATGATGGCGTCCGGCCAGTACGAAGCCACATTCAGCGAACAGGGCAACGAGATTTCGGGCGTGTCGATTGAGCGCCGGCAGAAACAAGGCTCGCGTGTCACGTTCCACTTCAAGGACAAGGAAGCGAAGGCCATTCGCTTCACTGGCAAGCAGCTGATTGACCTGATCCCGAAAATCTACGATACGAAGCGCATCATCCGCATCCTGGCTGAGAACGGCGATGAGCAGCAGATCCAGATCGATCCGATGCAAAAGACCGCGCTCCAGCAGAACAAGGACGACGGTGAGGCAAAGGTGATGGCCATCTTCAACCCGAACGTCGGCAAGTACGACGTGGTGGCGAAGGCTGGCCCGAACTTCGAGACGCGCCGCGAAGATGCTTTCAACGCGATGACGCAGCTGCTGGCGTCTGCTCCCGAACTGGCGCAGGTCATCGGCGATCTGTACATGGGCAATGCTGACTTCCCCGCTGCCGACAAGCTGCAGGAGCGTATGCGCAACTGGATCAAGGCGATTAATCCTGGCGCGATTGGTGAAGGCCCGTCGCCGCAAGAGCAGGCGCTCCAGCAGCAGCTCCAGCAGGCCATGCAGGTCATCCAGCATCTGCAGCAGGAACTGCAGGACAAGACGAAGGCGCAGGAGATGGAGAAGCAGCGCCTCGACATGGACGCGCTGAACCACCTTGCCCTGCGCATGGAGAACGATCGCGAGACGCTCGTTCAGTCGTTCAAGGCCGAGACGGACCGCATGAAGGCTCTCTTGGCCGCTCTCGATCCCGAGCAGACACACGCCATCGTGCGCAAGACCATCCAAGAGATGCTCACCGCGCCGAACCCCGCAAAAAACCTATCAGAAGATCGCATGGACCCGGACGCTGCATACGCAGAAGGCATGGGGACCGTGCTCGCACCACTAGAAGCCAACCAGGGAGCCTAAATGGAAGATCAAGTCATCACACAACAGGAACCAGTGCCGCAGTCTGCCGATTCGACTGAGCAGCCTGCACCTCAACCGCAAGCGACTGAAGAGCCGCAAGAGAAGAAGTCCGAGGCGCCCGATTGGGCCATTCGTCGCATGGCGGAGATCACGGCAAAGCGTCGCGAGGCCGAAGCCGAAGCAGCACGCTGGCGTGAGATCGCCGAACGCGCACAGGCTGCTGGCCACGATGATCAGCAGACGCCCGCGCCGCAGCAGAACGTGGATCAACTGGCTCGCGCCTACGCCGAGAACATGCGCGCGCAGGAGCGTGAGCGCGAGCGTCTGGCGCAGATCGAGATGGCCGGCCGTAAGGAGTTCGGCGCCGAGTTCGACACGGCTCTGATGAACCTGAATGCCGCTGGTGTCGGTGGCCCGGAGTTCCTGAAGGTGATCGCCGAGATCCCGGATGCACAGAAGGTCGTGACGTGGCTCGGGAAGCACAGCAACCTCGATGAAGCTGTGCGCATCAGTGGCCTCAATCCGATCCAGATGGGGATCGAGCTCACCAAGCTGGCCGGCAAAGCGTCGAAAGAGATGACGAAACAGGTGTCGAAGGCCCCTCCTCCGGTGCAGCACATCGAGGGCGGCTCGTCGGCATCGGACCAAGTTGAACCAGCGGTCGGCTCGAAAGAGTGGTTCAAATGGCGGAATGAACACGCGCGCAAGCGCCGTTAAGAAGCACCGCAGTACTCACCGCGCAAGCGGGTAAGCAGGCGTAGGCAAGCCGTTAATTGTCGTGTGGCCCGTTAAGCAGTCTCCGCAGGGCAGAGACGAAACGCGAGCAATCGCATTTTTCTTTGCCTTCACGGAGACCCTCATGGCTAACAGCCTGCTTACCATTAACATGATCACCAACGAGGCGGTGCGCCTGTTCACTCAGACGAACGCCTTCCTTCGCACCGTCAACAAGCAGTACGACGACCAGTTCGCACGCGACGGCGCGAAGATCGGTAACACCCTGCGCATCCGTCTGCCGAACGACTACGTGGTCAACACGGGCCCGGCGATCACGCCGCAAGGCACGAACGAGCAGAACACCACGCTGACCGTCGCGACGCAGAAGAACGTGCCGGTGTCCTTTGGTACGGCCGAACGCACGATGTCCTTGGACGACTACAGCGAGCGCATTCTGGCGCCGGCTGTGAACCGTCTGGCGGCATCGGTGGCCTCGGACCTGATGAACGTGGCCAACGCTGCCTCCAACATCGCGCCGAATATCAGCGGTGGCAATCTGGTCTCGCCTAACGCTACGACCTGGCTGCAAGCGGGCGCCCTGCTCGATCAAACGCTGTCGCCGCGCATGGATCGCAAGATCATCATGGACCCGCTGACCCAAGCGCGTACTGTGGGTTCGCTGACCGGCCTGTTCAACCCGCAACGCAAGATCAGCGAGCAGTACGAGTCGGGCATGATCACGACCGACACGCTGGGCTTCGACTGGATGATGGACCAGACGACCAAGGTCCACACGGTCGGTACGTTCACCGCGGGCACCGTCAACGGCGCCGGCCAAACCGGCAACACGCTAACCGTCAACGCCATCACTGGCACGCTGAAGCAAGGCGACATCATCACCATCGCTGGCGTGGACGCGATCAACCGCCTGACCGGCGACGATCTGGGCGTGCTGAATCAGTTTGTCGTGACGGCTGACGTGGCATCTGGCGCAACGTCGATCCCGATCTATCCGGCCATCGTCCCGGCGCCGGCCGCGTTCAACACCGTCACCGCTTCGCCGGCCAACGGTGCAGCGATCTCGCTGGTGATGACTGCTGGTTCGAAGTACCGTCAGAACCTGGCCTACTACCCCGAAGCCTTCACGCTGGCGACCGCCGATCTGGTCATGCCGACGTCGGGTGTGGTCGAGTCGGCGCGCGCAGAGTTCGACGGCGTGGCCATGCGGATGATCACCGCGTACGACGTGATGAGCGACAACCTCATCACCCGTATGGACATCCTGTACGGCTATGCGGCGATCCGTCCGGAGTGGGCGGTCATCGTTCCGGACGTGCTGTAACGCTTTCTCCCTGGGTAGTACTTGGGCCGGTTTCGGCCGGCCCTTTTTTAAAACACTGAGTGAGGAAGCGATGCATCCGAACATGCGTAATTTCACCGCCCAATACGTCTACCGGGAATTCCCGAAGTGGGTCGAATTGGCGAACGGCGAGCGGATCATCGTCCATAACGCCGACGAGGAAGCTGCAGCAATTGGTCCGGGACCGGCCCCCGCACGTGAGGCGCTTTTCGAAGAGGCGCGCTCGCTGGGCCTGAACCCGCATCACCGCACGGGCGAGGAAAAGCTCGTGCAGATGATCAAAGAAGCGCGGGGTGAGTGATGGCCACTTTCAACAACAGTGCGGCATACTCGATCCTGAACACGCAAAAAGGCACCTACTACGTTCAGGGCGGCCACTACTTCGTGCCGGCGACATTTGTTGACCTGGGCACGACCGCGCCGAGCGATTACCAGTCGCTGAGCAGCGAGCGCTCCGACAAGGTGAGCATCACTGGCGGTGCGCTGGATGGCGTTACTGTCGGTCCGAACTCGACCATCAATGCGACGTTCAGCGGCACGGTGAGCAACGGTACGATTACCGGGTCAACCATCACTGGCGGCACGATCAACGGCACGCCGATTGGTCAGAGCACGCCGGCCGCAGGTGCATTCCTTGGCCTGAACGCGACGAGTGCCAGCATTCTCGGTCCATGCAGTGGCGAGGGCGTTAGTTCCACCGTGAACGGCCTGCCTGCCAGCATCACGAATACCGGACCGTCGCTGGACGCATCGCCGACGTCTGCCTCCCTGACGCTTTACGATTCGACGCGCACGGCGAACAACAAAACCGCCGATGTGTCATGGTTCGGCGGCGTGTTGTCGCTGCGTCTCAAGAATGATGCTGGCTCGTCGGCTACGGCTGCGCTTTCCGTGACTGGCGGTCAAGCTGCGGGCATCAGCGGCATCACGTCGAATAGCGGCAGTGGGGCTTGGACGCACACGGGAGACTTCGCCGCATCTGGTGTAGTGAGCGCCGGTATTCAGAGTTCGGCAAATGCACTTCAGTTGCTTGGATCATCTGGCGCAGCTGATACGCAAATTCGTACGGTTGGCACTTCGGCTGACATCTCGATCCAAGTATCGGCTAAGGGGGCCGGTTCGGTAAAGCTGCAATCGCCGACTTCTGTGACCAGCTCGACTGGCTCTGTCCTATCCGTAGATACTACTGATGCCAACGGTAGCTTCATAAAGCTGTCGAACAGCGGCACGGTTATGGGCTATTACGGTTCCGGCAAAGCATTGGCGAGCGGTGGCCTGCTCACCGACCTTTCGATTCGTTCAGAAACGGGCGTCATTCTGTTTGCGAAAGGTAGTGCGGTTCAGACTCGCATCGACGCAAGTGGCACTGTGACTCTGTCACCCGGCTTTACGGTTGCTGGTCTTCCTGCTGCTTCGACTGCCCTGAAGGGAGCGCGCGCATTCGTTACCGATGCCAATAACCCGGTGTGGAATAACCCGGTTGCCGGCAGCGGGTCGAACACGGTGCCTGTCTTCTGCAACGGTAACGCGTGGGTCTGCGGGTAAATCATGACTGTCCCGCTCCCGACCACGCCATCCGACCTGATCACGCTCGCGCTCAAAACCGCGAACGTGGTCGGGGTCGGCCAGACTCCTAGCGCAGAGGACATGAACGATGCGTTCAACCTGTTGAACATGATGATGGCGCAGCTGCAGCGCCGTCGCTACATGATCTATCAGCTTGTGACTGTATCGAAGCAGGCCACGGGAGCGCAATCGTACACGGTGGGACCCGGTGGGGACTTCGACATCCCGCGCCCTGCGAAACTGGAGTCGGCCTACTTCCGCCAGAACCAGAATACGCCGCTGCCGGTGGACTACCCGTTCACGATCCTGCGCGCGATGGAGGACTACAACCGCATCTCCATCAAGAACCTGAACTCGTTCCCACAGGTGATCTACTACGATCCGGGCGTTCCGATGGGGACGATCTATCCGTGGCCGATCCCGAGCAATCAGTACACGATCTTCCTGACCGTGATGCAGCAGTTGCAGCAGTTCGCGACGATCAACGACACGATCACGCTGCCGCCTGAGTACAACGCGGCATTGTTGTGGAATCTCGTGCTGGAACTGGGCGTCATGTACGGGCTGCCCGAGAACCCGCGGGCCGAGAAGAAGGCCGAGGCATCGCTTCGGATCATCGAAGAAGCGAACGCGCAAATCCCATTGCTGCAGATGCCGACAGCTCTCCGAAAAGCTGCTGGTACATACAACATTTACGGGGATTACTACATCGGGGGCATCTCATAATGGCGCGCTTTGCCCTCACCGTCGGCGCCTACGAGGCTCGCAGCATCATCGCTGCGGCTCAGCGCTGCGTGAACTTGTACCCGGAGCGTAATCCGGAAGGCTCGCCCTTCCCGTTCACGTATTACCCAACGCCTGGTCTCACGCTGCTCACGGCCGTGACGCCGACAACGGGCAATGGCTGGCGCGGGCTATGGGCTGCATCCAATGGCCAGTTGTACGGTGTATGCGGCTCGTCGGTCTATGCGATTTCGTCTTCGTGGGTCGCCACGAAACTGGGCGATCTGCAAACGGTCGCAGGCCCAGTTTCCGTGACGGACAACGGCAACTACGCGCTGATCGTCGATGGATCGCTCAAGGGCTATTCGATCACCTTGGTGGGGAATGTGTTTTCCGTGATCACCGATCCGGCGTTCTTAGGCGGCATCACGGTTGACTACATGGACGGGTTTTTCATCGTGAACAACCCGAACACCCAGCAGTTCTACGTCTCTCTGGCCAACGAACTGAAGTTCGACGCCACTGACTTCGCTTCAAAGTCGGGCTACTCGGACAAGTTGATCGGGCTCGGTGTATCGCGTCGCTATCTGTACCTGTTCGGCGCGACGACGACGGAAATCTGGTTCAACGCTGGGGACGCAACATTCTCGTTCGAACGGATGCCGGGTGTGTTCATGCAGTACGGCTGCATGGCAGCGGCAACTATCGCGCAGATGGACGGTGAGTTTTTCTGGCTCGCTGAATCTGCACAGGGCCGCGCCATCGTTTGCAAGACGAACCAGTTCACCGCACAGAAAGTCTCGACGTTCGCACTGGACAATGAGCTTGCTGGCTATCCCACTCTGGATGATGCACAGGGATTCACCTACCAGATGGGCGGCCACTTCTTCTACGTGCTGAACTTCCCGACCGCGAACAAGACGTGGCAGTACGACCTGAGCACGGGCCAGTGGAACGAGCTTGTTTGGCTTGACACAAACGGTAACGAGAACCGCCACCGGGCTAGCTGCCATGCCTCGATCTACGACACTTCCGTCGTGGGCGATTGGCAGAACGGAAACCTGTACGCATGGGACATGGACAACTACACGGACAACAGCCGGCCCATCCCGCGCATCCGTTCGTTCGCCCATTCGACCGATGACAACTCGGACCGCATCCGCTATCGCGAGTTCATCGCGAACATGGAAGCAGGTAACGGAGACGGTTCGCATGATCCTGTGCCGGTGTTCCTGCGCTGGAGCGATACGCGCGGTAAAACGTGGGGCAACGCCATCAGCACGACGCTGGGAGCCGAGGGTGAATACCTGACGTCTCTTCAATTCCAACGCCTCGGCATGGCCCGCGATCGCGTGTTCGAACTGTCGTGGTCTGCGCCGGTCAAGACCGCGCTCTTGGGCGCATGGGTGCAATCGGAGTCGAACAACCAATGAGTACTTACGCCGCCGACGTCCCGCTGATCAACGTCCCGTTCGTGCGTCCGGATGGCCGTGTGAGCGAGGCATGGTTCATGTTCCTGATCCAGCTTTTCCGCCGTACAGGTGGCGCGGATGGAACCGCGCTCGATGATGTGGCCATCAATGTAGCAACGCTGGCTGACGATCCTGCCATCGCCGTTCTTTCGCAGGCGCTAGCAGACATCAATGTCCAACTCCAGATCGCGCCAGACGCAGCGCAGGATGCGCTTTTGAAGGCCCAGCGCACGATCCAGGACGCGATCATCGACCAGCTAACACCACTCGACCCGATCCGCTCGATGGCCTATCAGGACGCATCAAACGTGAAGATCACGGGCGGCACGATCGATAACACCTCAATCGGACAGACGACAGCAGCCGCGGCGAAATTCACCACCGTCGAGGCATCCGGGCAGATCACATCTACCGTCGCAACTGGCACGGCGCCTTTCGTCGTGGCGAGTACGACGCTAGTACCTAACCTCCACGTGGCGACAGCGGACAGCCTTGGGACGCCCGGAGCCTATCCGGCCGACGCAACTGACCTACCGTCCGTGATCGCGCTCGCGAACTACATCAAGAGCCGCAACATTTCGAAGGGAGTTTGACCTTGACGATTACCGCAAAACAGATGGTAGCGCCGCAGCCACTGACGGATGCTGATGCAGCGTATTACACGGTGCCAGCGAATACGACGGGCGTTATCAAGCGCGCGACGTTCACGAACACGAGCGCAGGTGCGGTCACGATCACGGCCAACATCGTTGCTGCTGGGGGCTCGTCGTCTGCCGCAAACCGCGTGATCGACCCGCAGGACACCGTGCTCTCACCGGGGCAAACCTATGTGGCCCCCGAACTGTCCGGCAAGACGATGCCGGCCGGGACGATGGTTCGAATGCTTGCCAGTGTTACGGGAGTGGTGACGGCAGCCGTGGATGGAGTGGAGATCGTCTGATGACGCCGGCCGAATGCATCTACGAATCGGTAAAGGACAGCATCTCGCTGCCCTTCGATGCATTCGTGCTCGCGACAGGCGATTGGAAGTTCATCCCGGTGATGGAAGGTGGCCAGATGATCGGCGCCGTGATGAAGAAGGACAACGAGCTGCATGTTGGCTTCGTGCGTCAGGGAGCATGCATTCGTGACCACATCCGGCGAATCCTCGGTGATGTTCTGGCTACGTACGGTTCTGCAGTGACGATGGTTCGCAAGTCGAACGCGCGTGGGTTGAGGTTTTGCGAGCGCCTCGGATTCGAAAAGACTCATGAGGAAAACGGCGTCGTTTTCATGAAATGCTTGAGGTGCAAATATGTTCAGTAGGTATCGGCAAAAAGCGTTAGGCGATGCGCGCCTGATGGACCCGGCAACGGCCGTTCTTGGCGCTGCTGGCGCGGGGGTCGTAGGCAGCGTGCTCGGATCGAACGCATCGAAGGATGCGGCGCAGACTGGCGCCAATGCTACCAACCACGCCTCCGACCTGCAGATGCAGCAGTTCCAGCAGATGCAGCAGAATCTGGCGCCGTACATGCAGCTTGGTACGTCATCTATCCCTATGCTGCAGCAGATGCTGAGCGGCTCGCGCCTGAACACGCCATTCTCGTTCAATCCGACGATGGAGCAACTGGAGCAGACGCCGGGCTACCAGTTCACGCTCCAGCAGGGCAACAAGGCGCTTGACAATGCGATGGCGGCAAAGGGTCTGAGCTTGTCCGGCGCGCAGTTGAAGGGCCTCGATGCCTATAACACGGGCCTCG